CTATTGCTATTCTTTTACAAGATTGGAATTTAATTGACATTGTAAAACCAGCAGAAGCTGAAAACAAAGCACCATTAAGTCAAATTAAAGTATTACCTTTTAAAGAAAAAAAAGAATGGACGCTATCGGCTAAATATAATATTGGAAAAAAGATTGACGAGAATAAGGAAGAAGTAAAAGATAGCAACAATGCAAGTACCGAAGTTTAGAGAATACATTACTGAACAAGATTTAGACCGTAAAGAAAAACCTATTACGATAGCTTTAGTTACGGTAGCAGACTCAAAGGATCCAAAAGAAAATACAACTGCTGATCTAGTACAAAAAGCCTGTAAGAAAAAAGGCATTAAGTGTATTATCGTAAATACTAAAACTACAATCATCACACAAAAAGACGAAGACAAAGGTACATTAACTGTTTATAATTATGACGGTAAAGGTGGTGAACATACTTTTGTAGGTAAAGATACAGTTTGTATTACAAGAGGTGGTGCTTTAGAAGACGAGGCTGGCCTTTCTTTAATATCATCATTTCAAAATTCACAAGCATTTATGTTAAACACAAGAGCAGCTATGCTTACTTGTGATAACAAATTAACAACAGCTTTATTATTTGAAAAGTTTGGTTTACCAACACCAAAAACAGCATTTGTATCAAACGAGAAAAATATTAAAACTGCTTTAGATATGATTGGTGGTAAATTTCCATTGATTTTAAAAACACTTACAGGTACACAAGGTGTTGGTGTAATTAAAATAGAAAGTTATGAAGGCCTTGTTGCCACTTTACAATCAATGTGGAAATTAAATGCTGAAGTATTAATACAAGAGTATATGAAATCAGATTATGATATTAGAACTTTTGTAGTAGATAATAAAATATTTGCTAGTACAAAAAGAGTACATAGTAGTTATGATTTTAGATCAAATACACATAGAGGTGCTGAACCAGAACCTTATATTTTAAGTAAAAAAGAAAAAGAATTAGTATTAAAAGCCGCTAGAGTTTCCAGAGCTTATATGGTAGGTGTTGACCATATCATCTATAAAGGCGAACCATATCTATTAGAAATCAATGGTAGTCCAGGATCAGGTGCTGATTACGAGGGTTATCAACATAAAGATTATTATTCAGATTCAGAACCGTCTGGTAGAATAGATGGTGAAACAATGATGGCCAATATGGTAGATTGGGTATCAGATAGGACACATTGGGATAGACAATCAGGAAATGAATGTGGTTGGTTAGAAACTATTGAATTAAACGATATTGGTAAAGTGAGAGCAAAATTTGATACAGGTAATGGATCAGAAGCCTGTGCTTTACACGCTGATGAGATTTTAGAATCCAAAGGTAAAATTGTAAAATGGAAATATGATGGTAAAACTTATGAAAAACCTAAACACGGTGAAAGTAAAGTTTATAGATCAAATGCCACAGACGAACCATCTGAAATAAGACCAACAATTTTAATGGATATTACGTTTAACGGTTTTACATATTCAGATATAGAAGTAGGTTTAGACCAAAGGCCAAGATCAGGTTCAGATTTACTTATTAATAGAGAACTTATGAGAAGAATGAATATTAGTGTCAACCCTAATAGAACATTTGTATTAAGTAGAAGATTAAAACCAATTGAAAAAGAAGGCAAGCAAGATAAAGTTGGTTTTGAAAAGAAATAACATTGACAAATAACACAGTTTGTGTTATATTAAATAATAAGGAGAAATATTATGTCAGACGTGAAAATATTAAGACTATCTACAGGCGAAGATGTAATCGCTAAAGTAGATGAAGGCAGCGAAGCCGTAACTTTAAATAAACCATTTGTAATCATACCTCAACAAATGGGTCCAGGAAAACCAATTCAATTAATGATGTCACTATATAACGCTTTTGGTAAAAGTGACACAATATCTTTATCAAAAGATAAAATTGTTTTTATTACTGATCCTAAAGATGAGATTATGAAATCATATCAACAAAATACAAGCAGTATAGTAACATCACCAGGATTAATTACAGAAACTAAATTACCTAAATTAGATTAGTGATAACTGTTTACTTTGTACGTGATGGCTCAAAGATAGCAGTTGATGTGCCTGAAGGCACTACTCTAATGGAGGCTGCTAGAGATTATTCAAAAGTATCTATACCTGAAATACCAGCAGATTGCTGTGGTAGTTGTGCTTGTGCAACTTGTCACGTACATATAGATGAAAGATTTTATCAACCTATTCCTAAAGAAACGGCTGAAATAGAGTTGTTAGAATATGAACCTGAATTTAAACCTAAACAAAGTAGATTATCTTGTCAAATTACATTAACTAAAAAACACAATGGTTTGATAGCTACATTATTAAAAGACTTATAATGAATTTTTATAAATCAGTAATTGAACACAAAGGCAAACTTCTTGTAAGAGGTATACACGAGGGTAAAGACTTTAAAGAAAAGTTAGATTTTGGTCCTACTCTATATGCTTTAACACAACAAGAAACTGAATATAAAAATTTACAAGGCCAATATTTAAAACCAATCACATTTAAAAACATAGACTCTGCTCGTAAGTTTAGACGGGAAGTTGTAACTCAAAATTCACCTATTTACGGATTAGAAAGATACCATTATCAATATATTGGTAAAGAATATCCTGAAGATATTAAATGGGATAAAGATCATATTAAAATCTTTACACTTGATATTGAAACAAGTTGTGAAAATGGTTTTCCTGATGTAGAAAATCCTATTGAAGAATTACTTTGTATTACAGTTAAAAATCAATCTAACAAACAAATTATTACTTGGGGTACAGGTGAATATAAAACTGATAGATCAGATGTAACTTACGTTCAATGTAAGAATGAAAATCAGTTGTTGTTTGAATTTATGAAGTTTTGGATTAAGAACTATCCAGATGTAATTACTGGTTGGAATACAAAATTCTTTGACTTACCTTACTTGATGAATAGAATTAAAATGATTGCTGGTGATAAAGTGGCCAACAAGATGTCGCCTTGGGGTTTAATTAAAAGTGAGGAGATTGTTGTAAGAGGTAGACCTCAAACTGTCTATACAGTTTATGGTATTACTAATTTAGATTACTTGGACTTATACAAATGGTTTGTACCACAAAGACAAGAAAGTTATAAACTTGACTTTATCGGTGAGTTAGAACTTGGCCGTGGTAAAGATGATATGCCTTATGATACATTTAAAGATTGGTATACTAAAGACTTTCAATCATTTGTTGATTATAATATACAAGACGTTGAGATTGTTGATGGATTAGAAGATAAACTAGGTCTAATTGATTTATCATTAACTGTTGCTTATGAAAGTAAAGTAAACTATGGTGATATATTTTCACAAGTTAGAGTATGGGATACTTTGATAGCAAACCATTTAATGAAGAAAAATATTTGTGTGCCTCCAAGAGAAGAACATTTAAAAGAAACAAAATACGAAGGCGCTTATGTAAAAGAGCCTCAACTTGGTCAACACAAATGGGTGGTGTCGTTTGATATTAACTCTCTATATCCTCATATTATCATACAGTATAATATTTCTCCCGAAAAGATTATAGGAGTTAAATCATCTGGTGTTTCAGTAAATAAAATGTTAGAACAAAGGACACCACTCACTCATTTAAAAACTGAAGGCGCTTGTATAACCCCTAATGGTGCTTTATTTAAAACAGATGGTCAAGGTTTTTTACCTGAAATGATGGAAACAATGTACAATGAACGAGTTATTTACAAGAAACGAATGTTAAAGGCAAAAAAAGAATATGAAAAAACAAAAGATCCTAAACTTGTAAGAGAAATATCTCGTTGTCACAATATTCAATGGGCTAGAAAGATTGCTCTTAATAGTGCTTATGGTGCCGTAGGCAATCAATACTTTAGATATTATGATGTAAGACAGGCAAGTGCCATTACAACGGCAGGCCAGTTTATTATTCGTTTTATTGAAAGTAAAGTAAATGAATATTTAAATAAAATATTAAAAACACACGATAAGTTAGATTATATTGTGGCGTCTGATACAGATTCAATTTATGTAACACTTGACAAGTTAGTAGAAAAAACTTGTGAGGGTAAAGACAATGAACAGATATGTAATTTCTTAAACAAGGTTGTAGATAGTAGAATAGAACC